AAAGAAAATGGCAGAACAAGCTGGAAAATTACTGCAGGTAGAGCCACTTGGGAACACAAAAATCTTGAGATCTGTCAACGTGAAATAGAAGACTTTGGCCTAATATCATTCTTGCGTGAGTGCCAGCATGACGTAGGCGTAGGCGGAAGATTCTTCCCTGACTTCCGAGAATACGGTCAAGATGGGACACCGTGGCATGTAGTTGATTATGTGGAAATACAGCCTTGGTGGCGATACTGGGCAAGCCACGACTATGGTACTGGAGCACCAGCTTGTTTCTTACTGTACGCAAGTGATGAACGAGAAAATGTTTATGTGTTAGGTGAATGGTACGAGGCTGGTAAGGTGTCTTCTGATCAAGCACAACTTGTTTGCGAATTTCTAGAAAAGCACAAGGTTGCTACACCTGCTGACAAAAATAAAAGACATGGAGCTTGGAATACAAAACTAGAAGCAATTGCTTATGACTGGGCTAATACATTTCCGCCAAAGAATGTTGAGGAGCGAATTGGCGAGTATCCAGTTGAATGTTGGTGGGATAAAAATTTACCAGCTGTTAGAGCAGTAAAAGACAGAAAAGCTGGATGGGCAAGAACTAAAGAATGGCTTGCTGCTTCTGAATATGTAAACAGTGAACTTAGGCCTAAGCTTCGTATCGTTCGCGGTACGTGTCCAAATTTAATTAAACAGCTATCCGAAACAATGACACATACTAAAGATGCTGACGAGATTGACAATGGAACAAGAAATGACCACGCCATTGATAGTTTTAGGTATGGCGTTATGTGGAGAGAATACCCAGTAAAATGTCCTGAGACTACTGAGGGAAAATCAAGCAAAGAGTTTGGCATACCATCTTGGTATAAAAAATCAAAGGAAGATAACTGGCTTTAATGCTGATAGCTATTTTTGTTTCGGTAGTTGTGTTTTTCATTACAATTACATTAATGCTATTTCGTATTGTGTCGTTGCTGATCGATATAAAAGAAACAAAGCTTTATTACGAGCGGATACTTAACGAAGAGAAATGGGTGTAAGTATGGATTTACAACAGTTATTAAATGGAAGTGCTGCTCAGGATACACGGGTAAGTGCTTTTAAACGACCTGCTGCACCGGGAACAATTGGGTCGTTTCCTGTAAAGAGTCTTGTATTATCCGACAAAGAAAATTTAAAGTTAGACCACTTACCGTCAGATTGGAAGGTTGATCCAAAAGAACAACCAGAAGAATCAATGCGTGTGGCAAAGTTTGTGTCCGATCAATTTCAATCAGCGCAACGTTCAAGGCAAGAACAGGAACTTGAATGGGCGTTAGCCGTTGCCTTTTTTGAAGGACGCCAATGGTTACGGATTGCCAGCGCTTCACGTAACATAGTTCAGCTTCAAAGTCCTCATGAACCAAACAGGTACATGACAGTTAATAAGATTCGACCGTTAATCGATGGAGTAATTGGAAAATTAACGCAATGCGCTCCCGATGCTACGGCTGTTGCGTTGTCCGATAGTGAACAAGACAGGGCTGCTGCAGATGAAGCAAACTTCATTGTTAAGCACTATAACCGTAAGTTTGACCGCGAAACACAAACTAAAGAGCGAGTTCGATGGGCATGTGTCTGCGGAACGTCGTTTTTAAAAATCTTTTGGAATTCTGCTAAAACACAAATTGTTCCACAAATGGAAACCGACGCAACTACTGTTGTTGGTCACGTCGAGATGAAAGTCGGAGACATAGTTGAGCAAATCTTGCCAGCATTTGATGTGTATATTGACCCAAGTGCTAAACGAGATGAAGATGTTCGGTGGATGATTCACGCATCTATTAAGCCACTATCTTGGTATGTAGACTCATACGGAGAGATTGGCAAAAGCGTACTACCAGATGCAATGGTTGGACATAATTCAGGATACGTTGACAATTATTTAGACAACTCTAATGGTGGTGGACGTGGATGGATTCCACCGTCTGTTACCCATTTAAATAATCACGATAGGCGCAAAAATGCTGCTGTTGTATATGAGTATTGGGAAAAGCCAAGTAAGCAGTTTGAAAAAGGCAGATACATTGTTTCAACAGAATCAACGTTGCTTTACGCTGGTATTTGGCCTTATAAAAAACGTGATGCGTTTCCATTTATTCCATTGCGATGGCAACCACGAGCCGGTACTCCGTATGGTTACAGCCTTGGCTTTGATCTAGTTTCACTGCAGCAAACATACAACCGTATTTACTCTCGTTTACTAGAACAGTTTGAAGGGCAAAAAGACTACTTGATGATTGAAAGATTATCAAATGTTGGTGCTGACGCCTATGACAAAGAAAGTGACACGATCGAAGATAAAAACAGAATATACAGAAAGGTTTATTACGACCGAGGTGCGCATCCGCCAGTAATTCAACGAGCACCCGGAATTGGCAGTGACCTATTTCCATTGTTGCAGTTCATCGAAAAAGACATGATGGACATTGCTGGATTACATGATGTTTCACAGGGCATGGCACAAGCCGGTACACCAGCTGAGTCTGTCAGGCTATTGCAAAAAGCAGACAACACGCAACACAGTTACGTACGTGCCGACATTGAAATTAGCAATGCAAAAATTAAAGAGTGGGAAGTTTCTTTAATTGAGCAGTTTGCAATTGTTCCATTCGTCGGTAACACGCAGGGAGGAATGCTTCCGAAGGATCAAATTCAGCAAGGAATTATGCGGTTTGATGCATTACGTAATGGCGGTATGTATCGAATTGTATACTTACCCGGATCGTCAATGGATGACGGACCTGATGCTAGGCTTCAAAAATATGCTGCGTTACGACAAATGGGAGTGTTTGGAGACCCGATGGATCCGGCTACAAACAAGTTGTTTATAGAGCTAGTTGGAATGCCAGAAACAACTAAGATACTGGACCACTTGACTGAGCAGGATAAGAAAATGGCTGCAGCGCAACAACAACAAATGGAAATGCAACAGCAGCAAATGGCACAACAGAACGCGCCAAAACAACAGTATGATCCTCAAGCCGAGGAACATAAGACTATGCTTGAGATTAAAAAGGCTCAATCACAGATATCAAGTAAGCTTCAGGCAGATATTGCACTTGAAACAGCTAAGGCTGGACTTGAAGCACAGCAAAATGAAGATTTTGCAATGGTTGATGTTGGAAAACAACATGTTATGAATAGAATGATGCCAGATACTGGCATAACAGATAAAAAGGGAGATAGTATTTAATGTCCGAAGAGATGGTGATGCGTACCACTGATTCACCAGCAGTGGCAATGGACAGTGGGTTTAATTCCGATAGTGGTTTCTCCGCCGGGGATCTTACGAGCGCAATGGCGTTAAATAGCTCGAATAGTGAAGCACAATCCGAAACAGATTTAGGTTGGTTGGACGAATTTGTAGAACCAAATATCGATCCGGAATCTATGGTCCGACAGCGGATTATGGATAGCCTGTCAGCTAATCAGAACACTCCACAAGATGTTCCGTACGAACGGTTCAGGGAAGTAAATGAGCAAGCTAAGGCTAATAAAGATCAAGCATCTGCGTATGACAAGTGGTCCGATGTAATCAAGCAGTTTGAAAGTCAAGGCTATCAATCTGCAGCTGATGTACAACGCGCACTACAAGAGCAGCAAGTTCAACAACGAGAAGCAGACATTAGGCAACGTTATGAGGAATTAGCTCAGACTAGCTTTATGGATCCTGAAGTTGCACGAGCACAAGCAGAAGTAGAAATTCAAAAAGGAAAATACGATTCACTAGTAAATCAAATGAATTCGTACATGACGGCACAGCAGAGGGTTAGCGCATTTGACCAATACCCATATGCCAATAGGGCACCGGGAATTGTAGATAATCTAATCAATGCAGGTGTTTCTCCTTCTCAAGCTGCGCAAATTGTTCATACGGAAATTGCTAATCTTGCTGAATCGTTGGTACCGGAACTGGCAGGATTGATTTCGCAACAGCGAAGTTTTCCTACACCTATGGACACTTCCTATTCAGCGCAACCCGTCGTCCCACCTGCTCCTGTTAAGCAGCTAGGTTCTCCACTTGGAGCTATATCTAGAATGCTTGGTATTGGCAGAAACACTAATAACATCTAAGGAATAAACCAATGGCTATTGATTTTAATGGTGCATTGACACTTGCGGATCAGGCGATTTTATCGAACGATCCTCTTGTAAAAGAAATCACCAAGAGTCTTCACAAGACTTGGAATGCAATTAAAGACATTCCATTTACTACGTCTCCGTCATTACGACAGGTTGGACAGCGCTACGTCAACAGCGGTATCCCGACGCCTAACTGGACAGGTATTAACTCCGAACCAGTAGCAGTTAAGGGTAAACCAAAGTCTTACGAAGAGCAGATGTACCTCCTCCGTAATAAAATTACGGTTGACCACGTCTTACTTGATCAGCCAAACAACATCATTGATCCTGTGGAAGCACAGGTACAGATGTATTTGGAAGGTTTTGCGTATGACTTTAATGATAAATTCATCAACAACGATCCAACGTCTAACGTTGCCGGTAACAGTGTTGATGCTTTTCCGGGTCTGGCTTATCGTTTAAATAACCCAAACCAGTACGACATTCCAACTGAAATGGTTATCAACACAACTGCTGATATTTCTCTTACATCCCTGTTGACTGTCAGTTCTCTTGCAACTACCCTTCAAGGCGTAGGTGCTGCTAACCGTATGATTGCAGATATTCAGCAGTTATTAGATAACATGAATACGCCCGATGGCGATGGTGTTGTCTTCTATATGTCGGAGCTTTGTAAGCGCCAAGTTGAAATGGCAATTCGTGTAATGGGTATTGGAGCTGGTTTTGATATTACCCAAGACAGTTTTGATCGACCAGTTGAAAAGTACAAGAATGCAACTATTCGCGTAGTTGGCCGTAAGGCAGATGGTACTACTCCAGTTATTAGTAACACTCAAACTATTTCAACAGTTTCTGGTTCCAGCGCAAATACTTCACAGATTTATGCTGTGCGGTATGGATCCGGATATGTTACTGGATGGCAGTCCGGTCCGTTTAAGCCACAGTACTTAGGACTATCTAAGGAAAATGGCATTATGCACAACATCCTCTTTGACTGGGGTTGTGGACTTTGGATGCCACATGTTCGTGCTATTGGCCGTATTAACGTCAAGGTTAGCTAAGGAGAAAAACAATGCGCGACGCAAAACTTCAATTTCGGTTTGGTCAAAATACAGGTGGAACAGCACTTGTAGGATTTAACCAAACATCTGTTGGATCTACTATTGCAGGTCTACAGGGTGCATCGTCAACGAACGCCATTAGCGTACCGTTGCTCTTAGGTGGCTACACTAATACTATTGCTGACACAACAGCTTATGTTGGTAATGCTACCTCTGATCAACCTGCTCCTAATGGGCAACTATTATGGGGTCACAATAACCGTAATCAGATGTATGTACATTCTGCCGTACAGTTTTATGTGCCCGCTTCCGCTACCGGTACTGCCACTATGGTTGTTGAGGGATCCTCAGATAACAGTAACTGGGTTCAGCTAAATGCAGCTGAAACTACGTTAACGGCAACGACTGGTACTGCATCAACTATTACGTTAACAACGTCTACTGCTGCTGGATTGTTGACATCTGCTGCACCTCACGGCTTGCAAGTGGGTGATCAGTTGTTAGTAGCTGCTCTTGGCGTAACAGTATTGCAGGTTGCACCACCCGGTGGCGCTACTGCAGGTGTAGCACTTGGTCAGGTCTATGTAGTAACTTCTGTACCTAGTACATCAACGTTTACTATTGGACTTGGTCCTGCAGCATCACTTAACGGTGTGTACACAGCCGCATCGTTAATTTCAACTGCAGCTGGAGCAGTGTCTGTATTCCGTAAAATGAGTGCAGGTGCAATGCTACAGGCTTCAATCCCACCATCTAGCCGAACGTATTACCGTGTACGTTACGTCACTACATTTGCAACTACTGCATGTGAACTGATGATCCTTAATGCTTACATTAAGAATGGTCGTGATGGAGCTTCCTTCTAGGAGTTGATATGAATCTAGGTCAAATAAAACAAAAGGTGCGTATGATGGGCCGAAATTATTTCGGGACTGATGCTGACCTTGATCCGTTTGGCCTAGATTATATTATTTTAGAATCGGCCAATGAGATAGCCAGAAGAACTGACTGTCTTGTTGGCCGTCGGTATTTATCACTGGTTGCAGGTGAATCGGATTATTGCGCACCAGACATTTACAAGATACGAGTTTTAAAAGTATTGAATATGTCCGGTGAGTATTGGCAACCAAAGCTTTTTAATTTTAGTAATCAAATGGTTGACAGGTATAGAATTCAACCAGCCCAGCAAGTTCCTGATGCAATAGTAATTTCAGGAATGAATAGAATTACTTTTTATCCAATTCCTTCAACATCAATCACAAATGGCGTTTTAGTAGAGGGATTTGCGCAGCCGGGCAATAACTGGCAATACGATACAAGTGGCACTGCCTTGCCAAACACAGACGCTACAGAGTGCCCATTGCCGGATGTAGCACATGACTGTTTGGTATATTTAACATTATCAACCCGTGCATTACAGTTACGAGATAAAGATGGCGTAGTATTATTTAAACAAGAATACTTAGACCGCCTTGGACAAATAGAGTCCTATGCAGCAACGTATGCACGGAGAACAGTTTAATGGCATTAGGATTTATTGCATTACGAAATGAAGCATTAAAGTTATTAAATGAAACCAACACATCTGTTGTAGGTGAACTTGCAACAGGCATTGGATTACCAGTTACTTCAGCAATAGTAGCAATTGGAAATCCAGTAATTACGGCAACTAACAGTTTGTCTGCAGGAGATCAAATTAGATTTGTTAGTTCAACTGTAACGAACCTTCCAATTAATACAACGTTTACCGTATCATCTACAAACTTATCTGCTTCATCATTTAGTGTGATCGGACCTACTCCACCCACATTATTAACTCCTACTGGTGGAACAGGTGGGACGTTTTCAGTAAGTGGTAATTCAGTTTTTAGTGATGAGACTATTTGTTCCTACATAAATGAAGCAGCCAAGGAAATGGCACGAACATGTGTCTGGAATGAAGGAAGCATTACATTATCTCCGTCAACTAGAGTTGCAACTTTTGCAGATAAAGATTTTTGGCATCCATTAACTGTTGCAATTGGCGCTACCACATTAACGCACTGCGGTGAAATGGAACTTCGGTCTTACGATTTATCTTATACTTCAACGACAGGTACGCCTACACATTGGTATAGATCAGGCAATACAAATATTGGTTTGTACCCAGCTCCTACAACGACGCAAACTTTGACTGTCACGGGTGGGACTTTACCACCTGCGTTAACAACTGACCCAGCATCTGTCGTTACTTTAAGCATTGCTCCAGATGATGTGTTATTACGAGCAATACCTGCATACATAGCAGGTAAGTTAGCGTTTAAGAACTTTGATGATCCATCATTAATTGGCCGAGCATTTTGGAAGGACTGGTACGATTTAACCCGTATGCAATTATGGGCAATGCAAGACACGTCACTAAAACTACCCGGATGTCCTTACGGGGTTCCACCTATTCCTCAAAGCCAAAAATGAAAATAGCATATAGTAGGTTAATACTTATTTCATTAGCTGCTTTTTTAGCAAGCGCTGCTCCTGAGTTTGATGCTGCGTGGAAGGCACAGCATATAGCTGACACAGCATCTTACGGTACGGTGACTCGTGCACTATTATTATCTAGCATTGAGGGCGTCAGGGCTGGTATACCGGCTATGACAACCGCGTTGATTGCCTTCTTTATGCGTCAAGATAGCGAACTTCCATGGTTTTCAACTAAACTACCGGAGGTGAGACGTGTCAGTGAAACGACGAGGGACATCGATGGATAGAGATCAGCTAATCGCAGGAGCCATTGGTGCAGTTGCTGGCACTGACTGGTGGGACAAAGCCAAAGTGAAGAACATTTGGCATGGTCTTGCTGGTGTAATCGTAGGCACAATATCAGCTGTATATCTCACACCTCTGATTGCTAAGCAGGTTGGCTGGACAACACCAGAGCAGGTTGTAGGCGTAGCCTTTGCAGTAGGCACACTTGGACTTAGGTCTGTCCAGTTGGTTAATGCTATTGCCGAGCAGTTCATAAAGCGATTGAAAATATAATGACACATACTGCACAAGTCACCCTGACAGATAAAACAGTCAACGCAGACGGGACTATTCAGGTCACTTGGAGTGACGGCACAGGTTACATCTACGGGGATGAAGCATCTCTTTTGATTGACTGTGAGAGCCGTGACGCTGACTTGCCATCTCAACTAAAAGGTTTTCTTATCTGTATGCTTGTTGAGCAAGGTATATCAACAGTAGGCAAGACACTTTTCCTAGACCTTAATGCTACGGACGGCAACATTGTAAAGGTCATCTGATGGCAATAATCACCACGTCGGCCCGTTTACAACTTGGCTCATTTTTGCCAAGGCAAGCACAGTTTATAAGCAACTCTGGTTTTAACCTGACCACGGCAAATGGTGGTTTTGCGTTCCCGTTTATCGCGGAGCGCACAATGACTGTAACTGATATTGGCGCAACGGCATCCGCCCTTGGTAGCACTATCACGGGGGCGCTAACCGTTGGCATACAAACAGATTCAGGTACTGGTATACCGTCTGGTACATTTTTGACTAACGGGTCTGTAACTATACCGGCAAACACTTGGGCAACAGCGGCACAGTTTAGTGCATCAACCGGCAACCCTTTAATCATCACAACGGTTGCACACACCTTGGAAGTTGGCGATAGTGTGACATTTGCAAACACAACCGGCGGCACAGCAACAAACACATATTATTACGTTGTCAGTGTGCCAAACGTAAACCAATTCACTGTGTCAACATCATCAACCCTATCACCGGTTTTTAACTTCACGGCGTCAGTATCACTGGGCGCCAACACATTTAATAGCTTGACGCCGTCATGGACGCATAGTGCTGGTATATCAGCGGCAATTACGCAAGGCGAGCGGTATTGGTTGTGCTATGTGTGGTCAGGGACAGCCACAGGTCAGTTGTTTTTTAACTCTGGTGATAGGGGTAATAACACTGGCCAAAGCGTCATGTATGGCATTGGTATGGCCAACCGTAATTCTGGCACTGGCATTTGGGCAAAGATGCCAACCGCCCTTAGTATACCAATTATGTATTCTGACGGGTCACGGTTTTACGGTACGCCGATGATGGCAAGTGGCCGCGTTGCATCGTCAACACTAAACAACAATGACCGGTTTGGATTTAGGTTTACCGTGCCAGCTGGCCACCCTGATGTGTTGCTTGACAGGGTTACGTTTGCCGCACACCCGGCCACTGGTGTTACTGTTGCATCAACTTGGAAGGCGCAACTTTTTGCTGATGCTGGTGCTGGCACACCAACATTGATAACTGATTTATCACTGCTTGCTGGTGACTCATTGGGTGCCTCGTCGGGTGCAGGTAACTTTGCTTCAACTATATTTCAAACCGCTACAACAACTTGGTTAACAGCCGGTACGTCATACCTTTTGATTTGTGGTTTTAATGTAACACCTGTAACTGGTGCACCAAGTGTTAATTATTTTGCCGGCCAAGTGTTGACCACCACTAAACGCAACAATGTGGTTGGTGCATACGGTGGTGATTTCATTTTTAATTGGCAAGGTGCAAACACTTGGTTTACAAATAACCCTGACCAGTATGCGCCTTGGTCAATTACAACCTCGG